CAGGTACTACAGGTCCACAAGGAATTTTTTATGTTGGGGTTACTGCACCTGCTTCACCAAACGCTGGTGATGTCTGGTTTAATTCAAATAATGCACGTAACTATGTTTACTACGATTCTTATTGGGTAGAGTGGGCTAACTCTGATATTGGTCCTACAGGACCACAAGGACCATCAGGTCCAACTGGTGCAGCATCTAATGTTGTAGGCCCTACAGGCTCTGCAGGTCCAGCAGGACCTACAGGACCAACTGGCTCGCAAGGAGCAGTAGGACCAGCAGGTGTAACTGGTCCAACAGGACCAACTGGTGCTGGTGCCACAGGTCCAACAGGACCAACTGGAGGAGCTGGACCGACTGGTGCTACAGGTTCTACAGGTCCTGCAGGTGCAGGAGAGTTTCATCCATTCCTTTTTGGCGTTATTTAACAGAGTACTTAAAGTAAACTTACAAGATAACAAGAGAGGTTAGTGATGGCAACAACGTATAAAGTACTGGGTCAAGCAGTAGCTATTGCTGGTACTCCAGTAACCCTTTACACAGTGCCTTCATCAACTGAAGCTATAATTAGCAGTATCGTAATAGCCAATAGGGGAGCTGTTAGCGCCCTCTTTAGGGTAGCAATTAGACCTAACGCAGAGACTCTAGCTAACAAGCACTATGTAGCCTACGACGTGACTATAGACAAAAATGATTCTACAGTGTTGTCTTTTGGCCTAACACTAGATGCTGCAGATGTAGTAACAGTACAGGCAGACAGTACAAGCGTTAGCTTTAGTGCTTTTGGGACGGAGATTGCATAATGGGAGGTTTTGTATCTTTATCTGGTAGCTCTGCAAAATCAAAACAAAATTTTTATGGGTTTAAATTTGACGCAGCAACTGGAGAGTGCACTGTAGAAGAAATTTTATACGGTGATGTGTCTGAAACAATTAAAGTTCCACAGTTAAACAACGATTTAACCTTCTATAGCCAGTTTTCAGATTCATACTTTTCAACAACCCTAACACCTTACGAATTAAACTTTTCGTGGGACAATACAGATGAGTCTGAGCTTATTATGGAGGTACTATAAATGTCTGCCCAAATCTTTAATTTAGGAAAGCTTCGTTTTTATTTTAAAGGAGCTTACTCTGGAGCAACGACTTATCAAGTAAACGACGTAGTCAAGTATAACAATGACGTGTATGTTTATGTAAATACAGCTGCTACTGCAAATAACCTACCAACAAACACAACCTATTGGTCAAAGATGATTGAAGGATTCATTGACCCTAATGATGGTGATGCCAATGAATTTGCCTATACAGATGGAACACAATTTTTATTTAGGGCAATTAGTGAAGTACCAAACCAATCTAGTGCGGCCGGTAAGTTTTTAAAAACTGATGGAACCTCTGCCTCTTGGTCTAACTCATTTGGTGATTTAGGTGTAACTGGCGACCTTACAGTAGGCGTTAAAAATACTAAATCAATTAATAATAAGGCCCTTACATCTAACGTAGCTACTCTTACTACCTCAGTAGCTCACAACCTTAGTGTTGGTGAGTCTGTAGTTGTTACGGGTGTGGATGCCACTTTTAACGGAACTTATACAATTGTTGCTGTTCCAACTGCAACTACTTTTACCTACGCTAAGACCGCATCAAATGTTGTTTCTACAGCCGTGTCTCCAGTCGGAACTGTTTCTGTTTCTTACATAGGTGAACTATATGTAGGTAATAAAGCGGTAGAAGATGCAACAACTCTAGGTACAAGTGTTAAAGACGTTGTTACTAAAGCACTTACTTCTAATATTGTTACTTTAACTACGTCTACCTCTCACGGATTCTCTCCCTTCCAGTTTGTAACTATTGCGTTGACGCCTCCAGATGCTGCATTTGACGGAGAGTATGAGATTACGACTGTTCCAACTGCAACTACTTTTACCTACGCTAAAACAGCTAGCAATATTGGTTCACAAGCAACTACAGGAACAGCGTCCGCATTGCCGGGATACACCAATGCTGTTGCAATATTTTCTGCAAATGCAGATGATTATGCTCAAATTGCATTCCGTAACAGCAACAACTCAGTTGACTCCTCAACTGATATTATTCTTTACCCAGATAACGGTACTGATTTTACTGGATACATTGATATGGGTATTACCTCTTCAACTTTTGATGACCCAGAATTTACAATTACAGGTCCAAACGACGGTTACATCTTTATGACAGCACCTGCTGGAACACCTGGTAAAGGTAACCTAGTTCTTGCTACTGGAGATTTAGGTTCAGAAAACGCAATTATATTTGCTGCTGGTGGTTTAGGCTCTGACAATGCACAAGTTACTATCTATCCAGATGTAAATGTTCATATTGAAATCCCTACCCCATCTACCTCTTCTACAACCGGTGCTTTAACAGTAGTTGGTGGAGTTGGTATTCAAGGTAGCGTTAATATTCAAGGTAACATGGCTATCGTTGGTAACCTTACATTTGGTGGAGGCTCAACTACTACAGATAACCTAGCAGTTATCGCCCCAATGGTGTTTGCTGGTACTGGAAATGATGCAGATATTGTTGATGAAGGTTTAATAGTAGAGTACGCCACAACAATTTCAGCAATTACTAACACAACAGTTAATAAGGCTTTAACTTCAAACGTTGCTACTTTGACTACAGCGTCTGCTCACACTTACTTAGTTGGTGACATTGTTGTAGTTGCTTCAGTAGACGCAACATTTAACGGCACATACGCAATTACAAGCGTGCCAACCTCAACTACATTTACCTATGCAAAAACCGCATCAAACGTGTCCTCTACTGCAATTGCAACTGGAACAACATCAGTCTCAAAGCGCAGAAAGTTTGCAGGAGCAGCTCGTGATGCCTCAGACGGTGTATTTAAGATATTCAAAGATGCTACAACAAAGCCAGCAACAACAGTTGACTTCTCCGAAGCAGGTCTTGCCTATGCTGACTTACAAGTTGGTGGCCTAACTGCAGCAGGAACAGTATCCCTAAGCGGTACGGTTGATATCCAAGAGCTACGTGAACAAGTTGTTTTAACAACTATTACTTCTAACGTAGCAGCTTGTGATTGGTCTGCGGGTAACATCTATTGGATTGGTACAGCCCCTTCCGCTAACTTCACAGTGGCTCTTACAAACGTGCCTACTGATAACAATAAGATTATGACTATTAACGTATTTGTTACACAAGGTTCAACTGGGTATATTCCTAGCGCACTTAGCATTGCAGGCTCAGCACAAACTATTAAGTGGTCTGGTGGCGCAGCACCAACTCCAACATCAAGTGCTGGTCGTATAGATGCATATTCTTTCACTCTAGTTCGCATTTCTAGTGCATGGACAGTACTGGGTTCACCAAACCTGAATTGGGGTTAATTAAATGCCTTTTGTTAGCTCTGTAAGAGGCACTTTAGGGCCACAATCAAATAGACAAAAAAGAACCAACGGACTAACTGCTGCCACTGGTGGAACAATCACAACCGCAGGTGGCTACCGCATTCACACTTTTACTGCAGCAGGAACTAGTACCTTTGGTTCGGATGCAGAAGGACTAGTTGAATATTTAATTGTTGCTGGTGGCGGCGGCGGAGGTAACTATGGAGCTGGCGGCGGCGCTGGTGGAATGAGAACAGGCACATTATCTGTAACGCAGCAAAACTATTCTGTTGTTGTGGGTGCGGGGGGAACTAGCAGATATAATATTTCTGGCAGTGGTCTCCCTGGGTCTGGCAATAACGGCAGCCCTTCTTCCGTATTTGGGACAGAGTCTGCAGGTGGCGGCGGTGGCGGTGGTGCAGGTGGTGGTGGTAACGGGGGTTCGGGCGGCGGAGCCGGTTATTTAGGACCTGGCGATGGCGGAAGTAACGTTGGAGGAATAAGTTCTCCAACAACATCCCCTGCCCAAGGAAATAGCGGCGGACATCATAGTCCCAGTTCTCACTCCTCACCCTACCCTTCTGGCGGTGGCGGTGGTGCAGGCGGGGCTGCAGAAATATTTAGTACGGGAAGAACTACTGCTGGTGCTGGCGGTGCAGGTTTAGCAAATTCAATTTCTGGTTCTTCTGTAATTTATGCTGGCGGCGGAGGCGGAGGAATTGCTGGAGGTGGTGGGTATACCCCATTTAGTGGAAATATTGCAGGTGCTGCTGGTTCTGGAGGTGGTGGTAGAGGCACTGGAGGTGGCCCAATTGGTGCAGGAGGCGATATATATTTTCCAACTAATCAAGCAACTGTAGATGGAACTAACGGCCGAGGCGGCGGAGGTGGCGGAGGCGGTTACAGCGGCAGTGGCGCTAATTATCTATACAGCGGTAACGGAGGCTCTGGCGTAGTAATTATTAGGTACCCAATCTAATGAGATTTAAATCAACACAAAATATCTTCAAAGATTTTGGCGAGGTGTTCGAAACTAAGTGGATGGACTCCAACAAAATTGAGACTCCGCCTAGTCCTAAATGGGACTACTCTCGTGAACTTAAAATCGAAGATGTAGATATCTGGGAAGTTATTTACGAACAAGGCGGAGGTTTTGGAGTGTACGCAGCATGGTGCCCTAATGCCGAGTTCTACCTTATTCGTACCGGTTGGTGGAATGTGCCAAACGATATTGAAACCTATTACGGCTCTGGAGCAGGCTCTAAAGTACAGGCCCGTATGGAACAATTAGGAATTCCTTTTGTTACAAACACTATTTGGGTAGACCCTGAAGAAATGTGGCTATACGCATGAGCGCGATTGATTTTCCTAATTCACCTACACTCAATCAACAGTTTACTTCTGGTAATACTACTTGGCAGTGGAATGGAACTACTTGGGATGTAATCCGCACACCAGTAGTTGGACCAACAGGACCAACAGGTCCAGCAGGTTTAGACGGTGTTTGGACATCTACATCTAACGCTCCCGCTAATCCAGACCCTGGTGATGCTTGGTTTGACCCTAATACAGGCGGAATTTTTATATATTATGATGGATACTGGATTGAAGCTGGAGCAGCACCTATTGGTCCAACAGGACCTGCAGGTACTTCAGGAGCGCAAGGAGCACAAGGTGCTCAAGGAAATACTGGTCCAACAGGACCAACTGGCGCAACCTCTACAGTTACAGGACCTACAGGTCCAGCTGGAGCCACAGGACCTACAGGACCTGCTGGAACTGGCGGCGGTGGAGATTTAGCAACTACATGGTGGTTAGGAGTATAAAGTGCCTAGTGCAGGTATAGAACGGTTAGGAATAACTAAACTAACTTCGGCTGTTGCGTTTGGTAGCGGTGGAACCACTGCTTTTACAGCAACAGATAATTTTTTAGTATCTGTTATAGCATCAAACTCTGTCTCTACAGAAGGTTCTATATACATTTATGTCATTCCTTCTGGTGCAACTACTACAGCAGAATATGGATTAATTGCTTACAGTCTCCCTCTTTCTGGATACAATAGCTATGAAACATTTCGCTTTGCTATGAAAAACAACGATTTACTCAAAGTTGCAGGCAGTGCGGGAGTTTCGTTCTATGTTCAAGGCATTGACCAAGTAACGGCTTAGGAGAATAAATGCCAGGGTATGCATTAAGTAATACTAATACAGTAGTGACTCAGGACGCTGTACCTTCTATTGCTGTCTTGGCCGACACAAACTTTTACGGATTTAAATTTGACCACACAACTAGCCGCCTTACTGTAGAACAGGTTACTCCAGGAAGTGGAACTACAATTCAACTTCCAGATGATGGAGTAGTTGCTGAGTCAGATTATAAACACTGGGTGTGGAACGACCACGACCTTGGATTTTCTTGGAACACAGATAGACTTTTACTGGAGGTAAAGTAGTATGTCTCAAATAATTGACCTTGGAAAGCTTCGCTTTACCTACACTGGCGTTTATGCAGGAGGCACAACCTACGAGCTAAACGATGTAGTCTCATACGGCGGTAACCTGTACCATTACAAGTACGCTACATCTGCTGCTGGAAACCTACCAACAAACACAACCTATTGGAACTTAATACTTTCTGGTCTTAAATATGTAGGTGCGTACTCTTCAGGAACTGCGTATAAAGTTGGAGAAGTTTTAGTTCAAGGCGGAAAACTTTACCTTACTATTTTAGATGCTAATCCTGGCACTGCCCCAACAAATACAACTAACTTTAATTTAATATCTGATGGTATCCAATATGAAGGTGAATACGCTGGTGGGTCTACTTACCAAAAAGGCGATGTCGTCTCCTACGGTGGCTCTGCATACATTTTAACTGCAAACACTAGCTCTGGAAATGCCCCAACAGATACATCATACTGGGCAAAACTAGTAGATGGAGCTTTTCCATCCCAAACAGGAAATGCAAATAAAGTATTAAAAACTGATGGGACAGCAGCTTCGTGGACTAATGCTCTAGTTATGAGCACTGTAGAAACAACAGGAGATGCCAATATTGGCACAACTGCTGGAAAACTATTTGTAGGCGCAGGGGCTGAATCTACCTCTACTGCTTCAGGAACAAACGTAAAAACTGTTAGCAATAAAGCGCTTACCTCTAACGTTGCAACTTTAACCACATCTGCAGCACACGGGTTCTCACCATTTCAATCAGTAGTTGTTGCTGGAGTAGATGCTACATTTAACGGCACACAAGAAGTTGTAGCCGTACCAACCTCAACCACATTTACTTACGCAGTAACTGCTTCTAACGTAACTTCAACCGCTGCTTCAGGAACAGCTTCTGCTGTAACAGGGTTTACTAATGAAGTGGCTTTCTTTAAAGCAGATGCTGATGATTACGCTCAAGTAATTATGCAGAACGTAAACAACAGCGCAGACTCTTCTTCCGATTTTATTGCTTATGCAAACAACGGCACAGATTTTGCTGGCTATATCGATATGGGAATAACATCCTCAACCTTTGATGACCCAGAGTTTACAATTACCGGACCAAATGATGGTTATATTTTTATGACCGCGCCAGTTGGCTCAACAGGTGCAGGTAATCTAGTTCTTGCTACTGGAGATACTGGAACAGATAATAAAATTATCTTTGCTGCAGGTGGCCTTGCCTCTGATAACACACAGATGGAAATTACACCGGACGTAAACGTACATATTGAAATTGACACCCCATCGACCTCCGCTACAACAGGTGCTTTAACAGTAGTTGGTGGAGTTGGTATTCAAGGTGATATGAATATTGCAGGTGATGTTGCTATTGTTGGTAACTTGTCCTTTGGTGGAGGTTCAACTACTACTGCAAATCTTTCAGTATCTGACCCATTGATATTTCTTGGTAACGCAAATAACGCGGATACACTTGACTTAGGATTTGTTGGGGAGTACGCAAAAACAGTAACAGCAATTGTATCTGTTGTGAACAATAAGGCTCTTACCTCTAATGTCGCTACCCTTACTACAGCTTCATCTCACACCTATGCAGTCGGTGATGTTGTTGTTATTACTGATGTAGATGCTACATTTAACGGTACTTACCAGATTACTGCAGTGCCTACCGCAACTACATTTAGCTACGCAAAAACAAATGCTAACGTAACTTCAGCTGCAGTTTCTCCAGTAGGAGCTGCTTCAGTATCTGCTCGACGTAGATTTTCTGGAATAGTACGAGATGCTTCAGATGGTGTATTAAAAACATTTTTTGATGCAACAACTAAACCAACTACATCTGTAAACTTCTCAGAAGCAGGTTTAGATTTTGCTGACTTTAAGGTTAAAAACCTTGAATCTACAGGAACAACTACTTCAACAGGAAACTTTGCAGTTGGAGCAAACACAGTTACAGTAGCTGCTAGCACAGGAAATACTGCAATTGGTGGAACACTTGGCGTAACAGGTCTTGTAACAGCAAACGGTGGGTTATCGTCTTCTGGAGCACTTACCTTTACAGGCGGTGCTACATTTAGCGGTACAGTTGATATTCAAGAAATGCGTGAAACTGTAGTTGATGTAACGTTAGCCTCTAACGTTGGAACATTAAACTGGACTTCAGGAAACATTTTTTACATTGCCACAGCACCTTCAGCAGCAATGACATTTAACGTAACTAACGTGCCTACCGAGGGTTCAAAGGTTATGACTATAAACGTCTTTGTAACTCAGGGTTCTACAGGCTACATACCAACTACATTTCAAATTGCAGGTTCAGGACAAACAATTCGCTGGGCTGGTGGAACTGCACCAACTCCAACCTCTTCAGCAGGAAAGATTGACATATTCTCCTTTACCATGCAGCGCACAACAGCTGGCGCATGGATAGTATATGGCTCATCCTCACTAAACTTTTAAAGGAGTCTTACATGCCATTTATTGCTAGTACAAGAGGGTCTTTTGGTCCACAAGGTAGGTTTGGCGGCGCAGCTGGCATTAACGCTACAGGTGGGTCTACAACTCTTTCTGGTGCATACAAAATACATACATTTAATACAGATGGCACATTTGCTGTTTTAAGTGCTCCTGGTGGAGCAACCATTGATTTGCTAATGGTAGGTGGTGGAGGGTCTGGAGGAATTGGGTCTGGTTCAAATTGTAGTCATCCAGGCGGTGGCGCAGGAGGTTTAATTTATAGAACTTCAGAATCTGTTACTGCAGGGTCTTATCCAGTAGTAATAGGTCAAGGCGGTACGGGTCCTACATATCCATCTAACAGCCAAGTTGTTAATGGAACCAATACTACTTTTAAAGGATTAACTGCACTTGGTGGAGGCGGCGGAAATTGTGGTCCTTATAATCTATTAAACGGAGGAAATGGTGGGTCTGGTGGAGGAGGCCAACATTCAGACATTGGGCTTCTTGTTGGTGGAAATGCTTTGCAGCCAGGGTCAGCTTCTGGAGGATTTGGTTTCAAGGGCGGAGACGGACCACCAAGTGGTTCAGGTTCACCATGCTGGTATGGCGGAGGCGGCGGAGGCGCAGGAGCAGTAGGAGCAAATGGTTTTGCTAATACTGGCGGAGAAGGTGGAATTGGAAAACAATATGATATTTCTGGAGTTTCTACTTACTATGCTGGTGGTGGGGGGTCTGGAGGTTGCGGCGGTCCTTGCAGTGATAAAGCTGGAGGACTTGGCGGTGGAGGAACTGGCGCAGGTGGGTCAGGGACCCCTGCTGGCGGGAACTCTTCACTAACAAATGGTAGTGTTAATACTGGCGGTGGCGGTGGTGGCTGGCTCAACGGTGCAGGTAAAGCAGGTAATGGCGGTTCAGGCGTAGTAATAATTCGTTATACTGCATAAATTAGTAGAAAGAAAAAGATGAAAACTATAGAGTTTCAGCTTGCCGATAAAAAATATACCTGGATTGATAATCCCATCCCAGCAGTAAATAACATACCTGATTGGTACAAAAACATGAAAGCTTTTTCTGGGGAAAACGGACATGTTATTTCTAATAGAAAAACAAATCAAACTGCAAAACGTTGTGTACCACTATTTGAAGCCATGACTTCTGGGTATTATATAACATTGCCAGCAGACATGGTCATATCTGTTGATAAAGAAACTGGACAGTCATCATTTGAGTGGTTGAGCTATACAGACTTAGTTTCTGCACATGACCCAATGCAAACTATAGAAATTCCATTTACTCAAGAATATTCCCCTATTCCTTTTAAATTCTATAATCATTTTATAATTAAAACTCCGCCAGGATATAGTTGCCTTTTTATTTCTCCTTTAATGAGGCCGGATATTCCATTTTATACGCTGCCAGGAGTAGTTGATACAGATAAACATGACGTTCCAATACATTTTCCATTCTTGATAAGAAGAGACTTTGAGGGATTAATAGAAAAAGGAACTCCAATAATTCAAGTTATTCCTTTTAAAAGAAATGATTGGAAATTAAAAATAAACGAACCAATAAATGATTTATTTCAAAGACTAGAAAAGTATTATTCTTTTACTACAAGAGCGTATAAGAAACTAGGAGTATGGTCTAGAAAGAGATACGAATGACAGAAAAATATACAGGAATGGGTGGAGACCCAAATACGTACAATCATCCAGTTATAGCTTTTATTATTGATGAAAAAATTGTTAGTATTTTAAATACTGATGAAAGAATGGCTGATGTGCTATTAAGTAATCCAGTAATTGTAGATATTACTGAAGAAACAAAAGTTAATCCATTTATATTAGAGGGCTGGTCATATAAAAATGGAGTATTTGTAAACGAAGAGGAATTATGATAAATTTTCAAAAAATTGATGCGTCAAAAACCCATAAAGTTTCAAAAATAACTATACCGGGGTTTGAAAAAACAGAATATTCTTATAACAAAGATAACGACAAAATCATTTTTGTTTCAAACGGTTCTGGCATAGTTACTATAAATACAGTTGATTTTCGTATAAGCAAAAAATCAAGCGTATTAATAGAAAAAGACAAAGAGTACTTAATAGCTAACACCTTAGAAAAAGAAGATTTAATTCTTGTAGAAATAGAAATATTTTAACATTGAGAGTAGAATAAAACCATGGCAGCCGACTTTCCTTCTTCGCCCTCTGTAGGGCAACAATATACCTATAATAGTCAGGTATGGGAGTGGGACGGCTCCGTATGGCGTACAGTTGTCGTATCGGTAGTGGGCCCAACTGGACCTACAGGACCCACTGGTCCAACTGGTCCCGTATCAACTCAACCTTCTACTGTTGCTGGCCCAACAGGTCCTACAGGACCAACTGGACCGACTGGTGCACAAGGTATTCAAGGTGTTACTGGACCAACTGGTCCTTTGTTTCAAAACGTAGATTGTGGAGAGCCCACATCTGTTTTTGGTGGGCTTGACCCCGTTGATTGTGGAGGACCCTGATGGCAGTTAAAGTTCAATTTAGACGAGGCACTGCAGCGCAGTGGACTTCTGCTAATCCAACACTTTCACAAGGTGAAGCTGGATATGAATACGACACTGGTAAATTTAAAATTGGTACTGGCTCTGCAACTTGGAACGCACTTCCTTATTCATCTGGACCAACTGGTCCGACTGGTCCAACAGGTCCAACAGGACCGACTGGTGCTGCAAGCACAGTAACTGGACCAACTGGTGCTACTGGCGCTACTGGTGCTACTGGTGCTACTGGCGCTACTGGAGCAACTGGTGCTAACAGCACAGTAACTGGACCAACTGGTCCAACAGGACCTACTGGTCCACAAGGAGTTGCTGTTGATTTACAAGGTAGCGTTGCTTTAATTGCAAGCCTACCTCCTACAGGAAACTCTGTAAACGATGCATACATTGTTGATGAAGATGGCGATTTATATGTTTGGAACGGCTCGTCTTGGTATAGCGCAGGACAAATTGTAGGTCCACAAGGACCAACTGGCGCTACTGGCGCTACTGGAGCAACTGGTGCTAACAGCACAGTAACTGGACCAACGGGTTCTTCAGGAGTTATCTCTGTAACAGGACCAATTACTAACTCTGGAACATCAACTGCCGCAAATATTGGCATTGACCAAACTCTACTTTCTATTGCTAATACTCAGGTTACTGGTCTTGGAACATCTTCCGTAAAAAACGTACCGGCATCTGGTGACGCTTCTGCTACAGAAGTGGTTTACGGAACAGACACCCGTCTTACAAATACCCGCACACCAACAGATGGAACAGTTACTACAGCAAAGATTGTTGATGCTAACGTAACTAACGCTAAGTTGGCTAACTCCACTCTTACTCTTGGTTCTAGCACATTAACACTAGGTGGAACAACAACCTCTGTTTCTGGGTTAACACTAAGCAGCCCTGTTCTTACAGGTTTAACTCTTAATGATGGAAGCATCGTTGTAGAGGGTGCGACTGCAGATGCATTTGAAACAACCTTAACCTTTACAGACCCAACTGTAGACAGAACAGTAACGGTTCAAGATGCTACTGGAACTGTTGCATTGGTAGAACATGCTTTAGGTGCTCTGGGAATGCCAACTGCAGCCATAGATGTGGCCCCTCGTTGGGATAACCAGACTGCAACTTTAGTTAGCGGAACGACATACTTTACGTTTTTTACACCTCTTCGTACTTTGAACCTAGATGAGATTTCAGTATCTTCTGCTGGTACAGCTTCTTCGGGAGCAACACTTGTCAGGTTTGGTCTATACACATATGATGAAACCACAGCAACTCTTGTAGCAGCTACAGCAAGTGATACTACAATTTTTAGCACTAGAAACACACTGTACACAAGAGCCTTCTCAACAGGAGGTTCCCTACCTGCTAACTACACTCTACAAGCTGGCGTTCGTTATGGCTTAGCAGTTCTATGGATAGGAACCACCCCAGGAAATGCCTATGTAGCCTACGGATTTGCTCCAGGCTCTGTGGCAAGCTTGAGTCCAAAACTAAATGGCGCTGTTACTTCACAAACAGATTTGCCAGCAACGGCGACACCAGTTACAACTTACAATACAGGTCTGTGGGGTAGATTATCATGACAGTAAATAAAGAAGATTTAGGCGTAGACTCTCTAACAAATATCCGTACTTTTAGAGTTACGGATGCGGCAACTGGGGAGGTTATCGGCTACGATTATGTAGCCCTTGACGCCGAGTAGTTAGGTACCAAATGAAGGTAGCCGTCTATACCATCGCTTTAAATGAAGAACACTTTGTTCAATCTTGGTTTGATTCCGCAAAAGAAGCAGACTACTTATTAATTGCTGACACGGGTTCTACAGATAAAACAGTAGAGAAAGCCAAATCACTTGGGATTGTGTGCCACACAATTAGCGTGAAACCTTGGAGATTTGATGACGCAAGAAATGTTTCTCTTGCTTTAATACCAGACGATATAGATTACTGTGTTGCTTTAGACATGGATGAAGTTCTCCAGCCAGGTTGGAGAGAAGAGTTAGAATCGGCCCACACCCAAAAATGGACCCGACCTAGATACCAATACACATGGAGCTGGAATCCTGATGGAAGTCCAGGCCTTGTGTATGGTGGTGACAAGATACACGCTCGTCACGGTTACAGGTGGAAGCACCCAGTACATGAGGTAATAACTCCAGACAGAATTGAGGAGACTCAAGGCTGGGTTAAATTAGAAATACATCATCACCCTGACCCTAATAAATCAAGAGGTCAATACTTTCCTTTGCTTGAGCTTTCTGTAAACGAGGCACCAGAGGATGACCGCAACGCTTTCTACTATGCAAGAGAACTATATTTTCACGGTTTATACGAGAAAGCATTAATAGAGTTTAAACGTCACCTTGAGCTTAAGACGGCCAGGTGGGCTCCAGAGCGAGCTGCGTCTTGGAGATATATGGCAAAGTGCGACCCAGAAAATGCAATAATGTATTTAAATGAAGCGGCTAAAGAAGCTCCTGAATTTAGAGAACCCTGGGTAGATTTAGCAAACGCCTACTATCAACTAAATGATTGGGAAGCTTGTTACAACAACGCTAAGACAGCTTTGGCTATTGTTGAAAAACCTTTGGCATATCTAAACGATGCTGATTCTTGGGGCTCACTTCCCCATGACCTTATGGCGTTATCTGCGTACAAATTGGGTAAAATAGAGGAAGCTATTATTCAAGGAACCAAAGCTGTGGAGTTAAATCCCTCAGACCCACGACTTAAAATTAACTTGCACTTTTATCAAGGAGAGTAATGAGAGCCTATACCCCAGGTGGTAGATTTGATTCAGATTTTGAATTAGATTCTATTGGTGACGGCATTACTGCCGACTTAACAAACCCAGCTGGAACTACAGCACAGTGGTGGGTGTTTAACTCTGCAGCAAGTACCAAAGACCCAATCTATGATGTTGAACCTCTAGGTGGCGGTCGTGTTTGGGTTGGGCCGCATTTACTATCAGTCTCTAGAGCCTCTATTACTCAAGGCACTGGAGCGCAAAATGAGCGTGGTTTCTACAACGCCGATACTTTGCACATGACTTTAAACATTGATGACCTACGAAGTGCCAGTCCAGACCTATTTAATCAAAGAGGTAACATTAAAAACGCAGTTGATTTGACTACTAAATATAGAATTGTATGGAAGGGTCAAGTCTATAGACCTATTAAAGCTCAGCAAGTTGGTGTTGTGTCAGAGCGCCATACGCTAGTTCTTATGGACCTAATTCAAGTTATGCCAGACGAGCTGGTTAATGATAGTCAATTCTTGGCGTACGCCCAAGCATAAGGAGGAAACATGGCAAAACGTATTGGACAATCAGCAGGTAAGAACCCTGAAAAGTCAGTGAGCATCGCTTTGACTGGTAGCAAGTACAAGTCAGGTGGAGCCATGGCTCGAAAGAAAAAAGGCGGAATTGTTCGTAAACCAAAGGCTACTATCAGATACAAACGAGGCGCAAAATGAAAAAGAAAGAAAAGCCTGTCACCCTTAAAGTTGGCGGAACTGGCCATAAAGTCTCTAAGAAAAAAGACCAAGTCATTGTTGACCACTTAGGTCAAAAAACAGGCAAGTACGATAAGATTAACCTAACTAAAGTTGGTGGGTCAAAGACTGTCAAACAAGGTGTTAAGGCAGTTAAAGATTGGCACAGTAAGCCAAGCAACTCCCACAAGAAGGGTAAATAATGGCAAGCGGCTCTAACCCATGTTGGGACGGCTACGTTCAAGTAGGATTCAAGAACAAAGATGGTAAAAAAGTGCCGAACTGTGTTCCTGAAGGTAAGGGTAAATCCAAAGTAACTAAACCTAAGAAAGGCAAAAAATAATGTGCGCTATGTGCGGATGCGGTAAGAAAAAAGGTCAACCAGGCTTTGGTAAAGGCCCTAAGAAAAAAGCTGCTAAGAAAGCTGCTCCAAAAGGTATGTCTCCAAAGCAAAAGAAACTTGATGCAGACAAAGACGGCAAATTAGAAGGTTCTGATTTTGCTGCTCTACGAAAGAAGAAGAAGTAGTGTGCGCTACCTGTGGCTGTGGTAAGCCAAAAGACAAGCACGGCATGAAAACTGTAAAAGCAGCAAATAAAAAGTTTGCTAAGAAGGCAGCTCCTGCAAAGGGCAAGAAGTCTTCTATGGTAAGAAAGAAAGGCATGTAATGCCAGAGTGCAAATGCGGCAACTGCGGTTGCGGAAAGAAGGACCCTAATGGCTAAACCATTTGAAAAGGGAAAGTACACAGAAGACAAAGATAAAAAGAAAGACGCCAAGATGCTCAAAAAGGCTGGTTTTGATAAAGACGAAAAGGCCAAGTTTGAGAAGGCTGATAAGGCTCACGGCAAGAAGAAGAAGCCAAAGACCATGGCTGAAGATAAGAAGATTGACGCAAAGATTATTAAGAAAGTAAAGAAGTCCGATAAGGACGACAAAAAGAAGTAGAAGCTTGGGCCCCCAAAAGGAGGCCTTTTGCTTTATTATTGAACTGATTCCATGCGGGAATCAAAGCTGTACCCCTTGCGTTCGACCCTGATACTCCATTGGAGATTGCCATGTCTTATTTGTATAGAGACGAGTATAAAAAAGTCTCTGAACCAACTGAAGCAGATTTTGCTCGTGGTTTTGAAGACGCAACCAATGACAGTAAGAGTATTCAACCATTTTTGGTAGGGTTAGCCATAGGAGTGTTATTACGTAAAAAGGTACGGCGTAAATGAACACTAAAGAACTTCTTCCCTCCATTGTTAAAGCCTCTAAGACTTTAGATAAGCCCCTAACCCAAGCTCTGCGTAAAGACGCAATTTCTGCTGGGTGGCCTGTTGCCTTGACTAAAAGACTTCGTGTAGTAATGACCGACTCGTCTATGGATATTGAGTACCCTGAAGATATTGCTACAAGAATTGAAGACCTAGAGTATGGCGATGGCGATGCTCCTCCTATGCCAGTTTTTAGAAAATTTGCAAAAGCTCACAAACTTAAACTAGAAGACGCTTTAGTAGATGTAACTACTGAGTACTTGTTTGATTCGGAGATACTTCCATGAGTTTTATACTTTCTGAAGACCAAGCCTTAAAGACCCTTCTGCAGGGGATAGTTGTAACCGATGAAAAAAACAACTCTCGCTCAGTTCAAGCGTGGTTTGCTAACCCTGATGTAGAGCTAAGAAACCAGTCCTACCCATATGTAACTATTGAGTTAATTGGTGTAGAGTGGGCGTCCTACAGACAGCATTCTGGTTTTATGGTTGATAACGATAGGCAGGGAACTGTTGCCCCAGCTAATGGAGAAGTCTTTGACTATGAAGTTCCCGCAGCTTGGGATTTAATGTATCAAATAACAAGTTACGCACGTCATCCACGCCATGACAGAGCTATCATCGCTCACCTACTTAATAATGATTTTGTTGCTAACAGAGGATTTTTACCTGTGCCAAACGACTTAGGAACACAGACTTCCTACAGGCACATCACCCTACAGAATTTCGCTAAACGAGACACAACTGAAGACGGACGTAGGTTATTCCGAAACGTGTTCACTGTTCTAGTAACAAGCGAAAGTACCCCAACTAGCGGAGATTCCGTTGCTTGGGTAGAGGAAGTACTGATAAACGAAAACCCATCGAGCATCCCATCTGGTCTAACAGAAGTTTAATATACGTAACCCAATGAAAATAAACTAAGGAGAACAACTAATGTCTTATCTAAGACCTGGTGTGTATATTGAGGAAACCCTCAATCCAATACCACCATTAGCGGGACCAGACTCAACTTCGGTTGCTGCATTTATTGGTGCTGCAGACCGGGGTCCTCTAGACCCAACTTTGGTTACTTCGTGGACTCAGTACACTAGCCTGTACGGTTCATGGGGTACTTTAAACACATTAACAACTGCTGTCTACCTATTTTTTGCAAATGGTGGAAATCAAGCATACGTTAAAAGAGTAACAGCTGGTGCTGCCGCTGCAGCAACACGAGTATTTGATGACCGCTCTGCAACAACAGACCCAACGTTAAACGTATTTGCTAAAAACCCTGGTACTTGGGGTAATAGCATATATATAACAATTACTGATTCGTCTTTAGCAAATCATTTTGATTTAGTAGTTTATAACGGTGGAACAACTTCAGCTTTTATTGTTGAACGTTACACAGACTTAAACATGACAGTAGGAAATGCGCGTTATGCACCTACTGCAATTAATGCCGTTTCAAACGTCATTACAACTACTGATGCAAACTCTGCTGCTACTGGCGCCACACGAAATCCAGGAAATGTTGCTCTACAGCCTTTGGCTGCGGGAGCTACTGGTAGCGCCGTAACAGAATCTGATATTGCAAACGCAATGTCTAGCTTTGATACTGTAACCTCTGCTCTAGTGCTTAACGCACCTGGTGTTGTTGGAACATCTCCTATGAACACAATACTTTCTTATGCTGAATCAAGAGATGACGTATTTGTTGTTATTGATGCCATGAATGACACAGTAGCAAATCAAATGACACGTGCCGCAACTTATACAAGCACCTCTTTGGGGGCTGTGTATTACCCTAACTTAACCATTCCAAGCAACACTTCTTCAAGCCCAGACGCAGTTGAAACAGCTTTCTGTGGTGGAGCAATTGTTGGACAGTTCATCTCAACAGATGTTTCTCGTGGAGTGTTTAAAGCCCCAGCTGGTGTAAACAACAGAATTGCTGGAGCAGTAGCCGTTCAGAAATTAACTAATGCTAATTTAGACACAATGAACAGCGCTTCTGCACCTGTAAACGCTATTCGTTTTATCCCAGGTTCTGGAATCGTAGTAATGGGTTCCCGCACACTAAAGGCAGGATATGCAGACCGTTATGTTCCAGTTCGCCGTTCTTTGATTTATCTACGCAAAGCGCTTACTGACCTAACAAACTTTGCAGTATTCGAGCCTAACGATGCAGTATTATGGCGTCGTATTAAAGCTTCTTTGGAAGGATTCCTTACTGACTATTGGTCACAAGGTGGACTCCGTGGAGCTACCCCTGCAGATGCATTTTTTGTTAAGTGTGATTCCTCAACGAATCCCCTTATCAAAATTGATAATGGAGAAGTAAATATGGAAATTGGAGTAGCCCTTCAACGCCCAGCTGAATTCGTTATTATCAAAATCGGTCAATATGATGGCGGCACAACCGTCACCGTGGCGTAAAGGAGAATAAAACATGGCCACTAGCAATATCTCGCGCTTCTCTAAAATCGCAACAGACCCACTTCGCAGTTTTAGATTTTATGCGCAATTTACGCCTACAGAAACAGGGGCGTATGCAACAAAAAACTTCACTACATTTAGTGGGGGATTTACAAACATATCTGGGTTATCTATTAACACAGGTAGCATCGGATACCGTGAAGGTGGTTACAACACTACGTTGCACCAAGTTCCTGGTATGACAACATTTTCACCAATAACCTTCCAAAGAGGCGCATTGTTTGGAAATGACCAAGGCATTAACTGGATGCGTGGCTTGTTTGCCGCAGCAGCTGGAGACGGCATTGGCGTAGCGGCGGGCACAAGCTCATTCCGTTGTGATGTTAACATTTGGGTTATGGACCATCCAGTTGCGGATAATGGAGATAACGCATTTAAGATGCGCTTTAAAGTTCACAACGCTTGGATTTCAAGCCTAAGTTACTCAGATTTAAACGCAACAGATAACCAAATCTTGTTTGAAACAATGCAATTAGTACACGAAGGTCTTTCAGTATCCTTTACAGGAGCAACTGGAGATGTTCGTGCTGGAGACGCAAAAGGTTAAACAAACTAACTAAGGAGAACAAATCGTGGCAGAACAATTAATAACAGACCAGTCATTACTCGACAAACTGACAGAGAGTATTGAAGAGCCTAAAGTTGCAGTAAAAACTGTAGCGCCTTCAAATTCAGAGGTGGCTCTTCCCGGAGGATTTATCACTCGGGAAGGGTCCCTAGTCAAATACGCAGAAGTGCGTGAGTTGACTGGAGTAGATGAAGAAGCTATATCTAAAGCAGGGTCTATTGGAAGAGCATTGAACGTAATGCTACAAAGAGGACTTGTCAGTTTAGGTATGGATAAGACCAACAAAGAGGACTTAGACAGCCTGCTATCAGGTGACCGAGATGCAATCCTTGTTGGAATTAGATGCGTAACGTTTGGGTCGAGTGTTGATTACAACATTACCTGCCCATTCTGTAAGACCGCTCTAGACGTAACCGTAGACATAAAAGACGGCATACCAACTCGGGTATTAACAAACCCGTTGGAAGATAGGACATTTACCTATCAGTCAAAACTAGGAGAAGTTGTTGTTAATTTGCCAAATGGGTCAGTTCAAAGAAAGCTCATGGAAAACACAGACAAAACTGTGGCGGAGTTAAACACAATGCTTCTTGCTGGATGTGTTTCTACTATTAACGAAGCGCCTTCTTTAGGAGCCTCATCTGTATTAAAATTAGGAATGGCTGACAGAAGTAAATTAATTGAAGAGATTCTAGCTCGTAATCCAGGACCCCGCCTCGGGGAGGTGAGTACGGCCTGTGAGGCATGTGGTGAGGATATTCCGATGCCACTGAGCCTGGCCGATTTATTTCGCCTATAGAGACGCGGATTACGAAAACTTATTAGACCAGTACGAATTTTTAACACGTTCATTTCCAGGATGGACGTTAGCAGACATTCGTTCTCTATCCGTTAGAGAACGACTTAATTGGATTTCACGAGCTAAACGTAAGTAGGAGGTGACTAGCAAATGAGTGTTCTTGGTGGAATGAACCTTGGCGGTAGCGGCCAAGCTAAAAAAATTCAGCTAGTCACTGACTTGCGTGAAGAGTACAACAAATTAAACCAAGTTCTACAAAAGACTAAAGAACTGTCTGCAGATATTGCAGCAAATATGAAAGCAGGAAAAGGCAGCGGAGCTTTTGCCGTTGCTGGTGGTAGTGGGCCTGGAGTTCCACAGATGCCTGGGGCTGGAACATTAAACGGATTTGTACAGCCACCTAATCCAAATCAACAGGCTGCTTCTGAAGCTGCTGGTGGAATGAGCTTTGGTAAATTTGTTAAGGGCGCTGTAATGGCTCTTGCTGGAGCTGGAGCAGTTGCTGCACAAGCACTTCCTACAAATCAACAAGCAGTAGAACGAAGTGTTACAGAAGCTCGTTTAAATTTTATGGGTGGCAGCGGTCGTAGAGACGTACAACGAATGATGAACCAAGGTCTTGGTATCTCTCCAGAAGATGGTAACCGCGCTGCAATGATGGGTTTAAGCGCTGGAATGATAGGAGCTAACGCTCAAGGCGCTGCTGCTCAATTTTCAAACCTTGCACCTGGAGTAGGTTTACAAGGTGGTATGAATGCAGCTATAGGATTAAATCAAGCTGCTAGTGTAAACAGACTTCGTATGGTGGGCATAAACGTACGCGGTGCAGATGGAAAAATGAGAGAGCCAAATGATATTGCAAACGACCTTTGGAAACAACTTACAGCTGCTGCAGGCGGTAAGAAAATTACTAAAGATGCAATTGCTTTTTCTTTGCAACCAGGCCACGCTTTAGGTTCTTACATAGACCAATATTTTAGCTCAACCCCAGAACTTAGAATGGCAATTATAAATGCTCTTATGCAAAAAGCTGGTGGTGCTGAGTTAGACAAAGAGTCATTAAGACGTTCTGGGCTAATTACAGACTATATGGCTTCTGAAGGAGGAAGAGCCTCAGAAGGTAACGCTATGGGCGCAGCGGTAGTAGATGAACAAATTAAAGGTATTACGGAAGCAAATACTTTGTTAATAAAAGCTTCTCAAACATTTAGAGACCATGTAGATAAATTTGGTAATGTTATTACTCAAATATCTAAAGCTGAAACTCTTTTGGGTGGAGGAAACAACGCTGTTGGCAGTGCTGTAGGTGCAGTTGGAGGATTACTTGGGGCTGGTTTTGCAGCAAAAATGTTTAAAGGTCTTTTTGGTAGCAAAGTTGGAAAAGTAGCTAAAGCAGGGTTTGGTAAAAAAGCTGCAATAGGAGCTGCAATAGCAGCTTCTATATACGGAATAATAAAACTTGTTACAGGCAATGATGACGATAATGACGATAATGAAAAATCCGAAGACCAAGGTGACGGTAGTAGAAATGTATACGGCGTTGGTGGAGACTCAGGTTCTACAGGAAACACTGTTACACCTTTATCAGGAAGCCCAAGAATTTCAAGTCCGTTCGGCCAAGTAAGACACTTAACTTTTAATGGAAAAAAGAGTCCTAGTTATGGTCAGCCTCACGGAGGAGTAGATTTTGCGGTTTCAACAGGAACCCCAGTTATGGCAGCAAATGATGGAGTAGTTGTAGGAACTCCTTATGACGCTGATGGGTTTGGAAACTATGTACAGATTCAACATAGAGACGGTCACTCAAGTTACTACGGACACTTAGCTAGCAAAGGCGTTTCTGAAGGTCAAGAAGTAACTGCTGGACAAGTTGTTGGAGTAAGCGGAAACTCTGGAAATAGTACTGGACCACATTTACACTTTGAAGTAAGACGGGGTGGAATTAAAGTAGACCCGCTCGGGTATCTAAGCGGGGCAGCTTCCGTATCTCCTGGAGAAGTTGGAAGTCAAACCTCTGGTAGCCCAGTAGGAATTGGAATTCAAGGAGCAAATTTATTTGAGAAAAAAGCGGGGGTTAATTTATTTACGCCAACTTCTGCTGGTGACGGCTCTAGTAGTGGTGGCACAATCTATACTAACTACGGTGGAGTCACTGTAAACATAAATGTACCTGGAGGAACTAAACTTGATGAAAAGAAACTTGCTAGAGAGATTAAAACAATTTTAGCCAATGAGGATGCAATTAGAATGGCGGTGAGTAGATAATGCCAATATTCATACCTGTGGTACTAGGAGTAGTTAGAGTAGCTACTATGGTTGGTGCTAAAAAAATAGCACAAAATGGATTAAAAAAAGCCACTACACTAGGTGTAAAGGCCTCAACTAAAGCAGCTAAACCTGGAAAAATAGTAAAAACTAGCGCTGGGTACGCTGTAGGCAGCACAATAAAAAAAGTTGCTACTAAACAAGGACTAAAAAAAGCTGGTAAATTAGCACTTACTGGTTCTACTGTTCTTTCAGTCGCATCAGTATTAAAAGAAATTAATAAAAAAGATACTAAATCAAGTAATAAAGTTCCTTATGGGTCTAGACCTTTTGAAGGAAAATCAGTAACAAAATCTAAAACTACAGTTGAACAAGACACAACTCCGTCACCAATACCGGAAGCCGACCCAAACGATTACTCTTGGAATTTGCCTCCACATACATGGAGTCTGCCAAAATTACCTACGGACGTTAACAATCCAGGCGGTGCATACCAAGCCTTTGGAAAACCTCAAGTATCTTCTGATACATATAGACGTGGCCGTTTGTGGTGGCGTCAAAGTGCTGACGTAGCTATTCAAACAGGCTCTACTGAAGAAGACAAGAAAAAAATAGATAAAATAGACAGCGGAGACCACGAAAGAAGGTTTGGCTTTCAATTTATGTGGAACCCAGACGCTATACAAACTCAAGTTGCAGTTCAAATGGATGCAGTTCCTAACGTAAACGACATGTTTTTAAATTTAGTAGCGGCTTTTCCAGCGACTCAAAGTATTGCTTTTAACATAAGATTAGATAGAACTAACGATTTTGCATGCGCTCAAGCTAGATTTGAAAGGCCTGGGCTATCAACTCCAAAACCAGACACAACCAGTAGACCTGATGCCGTTTATGATTCCGCTTTGTTTGCTAGACAACAGCTCCGTCAAGAAACCGTAAGAGACTTTGGTCAATACTACTTACTTGCTGGAGCGTTTCAACAAAGCTCAGCACAATTAGAAGAAAAATTAATGGACTTGTTTACAAGAGGAACCCTTGCTGATATTGAATTTTTATATAAAACCATTAACGGTGATGGTGCAGGTAGTATGAAATGGACAAACCGAAGAGGTATACAAACTGCAGACATTGGGTACCTAATGCCAACTTTGTTAAACATTGACATTGGACCACTTTCATACCAAGGGTATGTAAACAGTTTAAGCGTAACTCACACATCCTTTACTCCTGACATGGTTCCAATTAGAAGTGATTTAAGCATTTCTCTACAAGTACTTGCTACATCAGGACTAGCGCTTGCAACCGCGGTTGGAAATTAAGGATAAAAAATGACAATTAGATTAGGTTCACGTTACGAGCTTTCCGTTGTTGACTTTATTTCTTTTGAGCCTGATGGCGACTCGTACCCTGTGGTTTTTTACGAATTTGATGAGCTTGGAGTTTTAACCTACAGAGAATATCCATACAAACAAGGTGAAAGACTAGACAACATTGCTATGAAATTTTACGGTAAACCTGGGTATTGGTGGATAATTATGGAAGCAAACCCTGAAGTTGAAGACTTACAAAACATTGCTCCAGGAACTCTTCTAAGGATTCCTAGTGTTTAATCAAGTACGCGTGTCTTTTCCTACTAGTGCTGCTCAACCAGAGCGAGTATTCTCTGCTTACATTAGACAGGGTTTGTTTGACCACGAGTTCGCTTCAATTCAATTTAGAGACTGGTCTGTAGACATTTCAAGGGTAAAGCCAGGAACCCCTATAACATTATCTATTGGTAAAAGAGAATTTGTAGGGTACGTTCATGACGTTAAAGCTGATATGGATTCGGTGTCAAACTTTATTGAGGTATCGGCAATTGGAGCTTCTTACGTAATGAGACAAGCTAGCCAAGATATTTTTAGAAACGTTACTGCAAGTGAGATTGCTCAAAAAATTGCAGTAGAAAACGGTTTCTCATACAAAATTGAACCCCATCCAAGAGTGTACCCACAAATATCACAGGCTGGTCTAACGGACTGGGAGTTTTTAAGAAAATTAGCTAAACAATCTGGTTATAGTTTAAACGTAGAAGGAACAACACTATATTTTCAACCCCACCTAAAAGAATTTACAGAAGGTATCTCTGAAGCTCTTTATTACGTTAAAGGCGAATACGGAAGAAAAACAGATAAAAATATCTACAAGTTTAACCCTGTTATTGGAGAGACTTTATCTCACGGTATGTCAGATAAATCAGCGACTGCAATTACGGGTATAGACCCTAGAACAGGTGACTTAGTTCAAGTAACTAAATCAAAAGCGGGGCAGCCTACTAGAAAAAAATCTCAAACACAGTTGTTTGATAAATACGCAACTACAATCGTTGCTAACGATTTTGAGACGGCCACATACGAAGCCGAAGCTGCAGATGAAAACTCTAAATTTCCTTACAGAGCCACAGCCGTAGTCTTTGGAAACGGCAACCTGTCCCCAAGTAAACCAATATATTTAGACGGAGTGGGTTCTTACACTGGTTATTGGACGATACTAGAAACTGAACACCGTGTAGAGGAATCTCAGTTAAATTTTAATCTTTACACAACTTATTTAGTTTTAGGAACAGACTCTCTAGGTAGTATAAACATCCCAGGAGCTCCTGAGGTACCCTCAGCAACTCAAAACAGGACAATTAAACCAAATGTTAGACAGACAAGAGAAAAACCAAAAAGTCAACTAATCTCTTCATCTGTGCAATTAAAGCCTACAGCTGATATTAGATTAGTTACCTCAAAAAATAGAACCGCCCCTGTCAAAAAATCCTTTGAGGTGTCTAATAATACTTGGTCTTCAAATAAAGGAAATCTAGTGTCTAAAAAAACAGAACCTAGACGCTCTCCAGTTGTTGCAGCTAGAATAGCGAGGCTAACATGAGCGATAAACATTACGGGGTATACAGAGGTATTTGTAAACAAAACGAAGACCCTGATGGGTATAAAAGAATTAAACTACTTGTTCCTCAAGTTTTAGGTAACGCTTTAAGCGAATGGGCGTGGCCGTGCCTACCTGTAACCTCTAATTCAAACCACCCTGACCATCAAGAACATACAGCGGCACAGATTGCAGCACTTTTAACTACAACACCCGTGTCGGTTACAGACTCAAGAGGTGATACAGAAACTGTTCCAGCCTTAACGGTAGTAGCTAAAGCGGGAGCAACTACTTTAAAACACCCTAAAAAAACAGCTGCAGATACTGACGAACTTTGGAATGACGAACAAGAAACAAACACCACAGCAGAACACGCACCTCACAGGTTAGTTCCAAGACTTGACCAAGGAGTATGGGTTATGTTTGAGGGTGGAGATGCTAATTTCCCAATTTGGATAGGAGTCTACTAATGGCAAGCTCAGCAATTTCTCTTCCATTTTCTTTCAATAACTTTGGAGAGTTAACTTATTCAACTGACCCTAAAAAAATATGGCAAGACAGGGTACTACTAGTATTAATGAGTAGGTTTGGCGAAAGAGTAATGCGACCTAACTATGGAAGCTTAGTAAATCAAACAGTCTTTGAAAACGAAGCTTTAGCTGTAGAAAAAGCAAACAGAACAATTACAGAGGCTTTTAGTAAATGGTTGCCAGATTTACAGGTAACTTCCATAAGGCCAGTCTTTGACGCCGAACAGGGCGCCCTAGAAGTGAGCGTTTTTTACAGACTTCCTACTGGGGAGGAGGATACAGTTAAGCTAAAAACCGCTATCCTTAGTTCCTCAGGTGATTTAATTCAGGAGATAACTAATGGCTGAAAACGCTTCCTCTTCATTCATCCCACAGGTGGACTACACCTCTAGGGATTATGAGACCATTCGTGAAGACCTTTTAAACTTAATACCAAATTATGCCCCTAATTGGACTAACCGAGACCCTTCAGACTTTGGCGTTACTCTGGTTGAACTGTTTTCTTATATGGGAGACCTACTAAACTTCTACATTGACAGAGCAGCTAGTGAGGGCTTTTTAGCTACTGCCAGCCAAAGAGACAGCATTCTTAGAATCGCCTCTATGCTTAATTACACCCCTACAGAAAGCACCCCAGCTGTAGTTGAATTAAATTTCACTAACTCTAGTGCTACTAACAAAACAGTTCCTGCAGGAACACAAATTGCTACATCTGTTATTGTAAACGGAGTAACTACTCAAGTAGTGTTTGAAACAGACGAGTCAGTTGTAGTTCCAGCTAAAGTTGGTTCTGTAAACGGAACAGCAGTAGTAGATGCTACTCAAGGAAAAACAGTTACACAACAGTTAGGAACCTCTAACGGAAACCCAAATCAAATATTTAAACTGTCTCAAGACTCAGTTATTGTAGACAGTATTCAAATTTCTGTAAACGGAGTAGCGTATTCATACAACGCTTTCTTAATTGACAGCAATTTATTTGACCCCGTTTTTACAACTTTTTCAGATTCTGAAGGGTTTACATATATTCAATTTGGTGACGGTATTGGGGGCAGAATTCCTCCATCAGCTGCAACAATTAACGCTACTTACAGAGTAGGGGTAGGGGCGGCAGGAAACGTTCCTTTAAACAAATTAACTTTCTTTTTAACAAACCCACAAACAGGTGTTACCGTAAACAACAACCTCGCTGCTTCTGGCGGTTCAGACCCTGAGACTACAGATTCAGTTCGTACCAACGCACCATTAGCGTTAAAAGCTTTGAGTAGAGCGGTGTCTTTGCAAGACTACGCTTCGCTTGCTCTTCAACTTCCAGGAGTTGCAAAAGCAGTAGCAGAAGCAAACGTGTACTCACACATACTTCTCTTTGTAAAACCATTTGGAGACCGAGGTGTTGTTGTTTCGGGAGGAGTTTCATCTACTACCGCTGTGTTTGATAACCTAACTACAGAACTGTCTTCTTATTTTGCAGAAAAAGCCGCTCCTGGAACTGACATAAGTTATTTTCCTCCTTCATACGTAGGAGTTGACGTAGAAGTAACTATAAATTTATTGCCCCAATATAAACAAAGTATTTTGCAAAATCAAGCTTTATCTATACTAAGAGAAGTATTTAACATAGATAACGTGTTTTTTGCCGACCAAATACCTCTTCAATACATAATGAGTTCGTTAGACGCATTAACGGGCGTTGACTTTGTAACAGTAGAGATTTTGCGTAGAACAGACGCTAAACAACAATTTAACGTGTCTAACTTTGCTTTAACATCAAATGTAGCAACTGTTACTACATCAGCAGCCCATAACTTTACTGTTGGCCAAAAAGTAAGAATTGCAAATGTAGCTAACGCAGTGTTTAATGGAACGTTTACTGTACTTACAGTTCCCACATCTACTACGTTTACCTACGCTAAAACAAACGCAAACATCGCTTCTACTGCAGCATCAGTAGGAACTGCTTTAGCACTGGTAGTAGAAACTGTTACATGTGCAGTAAATGAATTGCCAGAAGAAGGTACATTTACAGTAAATGTATCTGGCGGAATTAACTAAGGAGAGAACATGGCAGCCGTATACCCAGGGTCGATTAGAACTTTTACTACAAAAGCAAATACTGTAGATACTATTGACGCATCCCACCCAAACTTACTTCAAGATGAAGTTACTGCAATTGAGAGCATACTAGGAATTAACCCTAATATTTCTACAACTGGTTCAGGAGCATACACAAACGTAGCTACTTCATGGAATAACGTTTCCTCACGCCTTGCTAATTTAGAAAACGGAATTACAGCAGACGTCCATACCCAATATTTAAAATTATCTGGGGGTGGAACTGTTCTATCTACTAGCACTACTACAGTGCCTTTAGTAGTGCGTGGAGTTGCTAGTCAAAGCGCAAACCTACAAGAATGGAAAAACTCTGCTGGAACAACTGTTGCTGCTATTTCCATAACCGGAGAGGTATTAGCTACAGGAGCAACACAATTGTTAGATAATCTAGCTGTTGTTTCTTGGGTGTTTGGTTAAATATAGATGCCTATTTATGGTGTTGGTTTTTATGGTCTATCTTTCTATGGTGCTAATACCCTAGTAGATTTTGACGCATCCCCTTTTACTGCGGTCTCTACTGGGTACAACGAAATAGAACTAAAATGGACTGAACCTTCTGGTTCTTGGAGCAACCTTAGACTTTTAAGAAATCCTTTTGGGTTTCCAATGACCCCAGATGACGGAGACGTATTAGTCGCAGCTACACCTCAAGATGATGCAAGTTATTATCTAGACACTGGACAGGTTCCAAATAACTCTGGACTTATACCGGGCCATACTTATTACTATTCAATATTTGTACAAGAAACTGTACAGAATACGTGGGTTAAAGCAGGAGAAGCATTAGGAGTTTCTGTAAAAGATTACGGAACTAGAGAACAATTTTATGAATATTTACCAGCCATATTCAAAATTAAAAATACGTTTTCTGCTTCTGATAACGAAGATTCAATAAACGATGACCTATACAACTTTTTAAGTATTTTTGCTGTTGAACACGACCTATTTAAAACTTCTGCTCAAAATGTAAGTGAACGGTACGATGTTTTAAACTTAGACGGCAGGCTAATACCGGCTATGTTAAACCAATTTGGTTTGACATATGAACCCTACGTAGGTCTACAACAAGCACGAATTTTATTAAGAAACGCAATTAAAATATATTCTGAAAAGGGCTCTATACAAGGTTTAAAAACTTATGTCACAGCGTTTTCAGGCTACAACTGCAGACTAAAACCAATTACTAACTACATGCTAGATGTAAACTCATCATCTTTTAAAGAGTCTATTGGCTTTTGGCAAAGCATTTCTAACGCTACTTTAGTTCAAGGAGACGCAACAAGTGAGTCTCCAACAATAGACCCGTACAGCGAAGCATCATCACCGTCTAATTACCCAAACGGACAGGCAGGGTTTTTAAAAGTAACTGCCACAGCTGCAGCGGATGTAGAAATAGCTTGTGGAACATTGGATGTTAGAACATTAGGTATACCTGTTAAAAGCGGAACTTCTTACACGCTATCTGCGTACAGTAGAGCTAAAACTACCCCTAGAAACGTTGTATTAGATATTAGATGGTACTCCGAAAATGAAACATTATTAGGAACTGCTGGTGAATCTAGTGGTAACAACACTACAGGAGCTTGGACAAGACCAGCTTTTTCAACCTCTTCGGCACCAGTTAATGCAAAATTTGCGGTTCCTTACATAAGAATTGAGGGATGTTCTTCCGCTGAAGTTCACTACATTGACGCAGTTCAATTTGAAGAATCTGCAGAACCTACTAATTTTGTTGACGCAAGAAGAACAGATATAGTTTTAATCTCAAACAGAATTAACTTACTAACAAACCCTAGTTTTGAAGTCAATACAACTGGATGGTCTTGTAGCACTGCAAACGCTACTGTAGCAACTTCTGCAACAGGAGCTCTTGCTTTTAGTACTACATCACTTACTTTAACCCCAACTGTAGCTGGCGCAGTTACTTTAGAGACGTCTCAACTTACTAATTTAGTACCTGGTTCAGAATACGCTTTAAGTTTTTACGCAAAAAGAACTGGAGCAGCTACTACAGCAACAGCTAACGTATCTTGGTATACCGAAGGCGGAACGTTTATATCTACTACTGCTGGAACAGCTACAAATGTTGGAACTACGTTTGGCAGAGTTTCGCTTGTAGCCACTGCTCCTGTAAATGCTAAAAACGCAATTGTTAAAATATCTTGGGCTGGTGGCACAGGTAATGTACTATTTGTTGACGCTGTTTTGTTTGAAAGAGCATCTTATGTAGCGCCATACTTTGATGGAGCGGGTGGATATCTTCAAATTGGTGACTTAGTGTGGGAAGGTACTCCAGGTTTGTCTAGAAGTCATTATTATAAAAATAGAGAGTTAGTACAAAACAGGCTTGCTGCAACTGTCGGAGGGTATATAACTCACGGAACTCCTTGGGCCATCTTTGTAGCGCAACCAGACTAGCCCTTTTTGTAAGAGTTGTGTATGCTGGCATCTCCGTCAAGGAGGTACCAAATGAGACGAGTAACCATAGCGGTTATAGGAAATGGCAAAACTTCAAGAGCAAACGTAGAGGCTTT